GCTGTTCAATGCGCTCCCAGTCGGGTTGCTTGGTTGTCATGGGCTTACTCTATCGACTTGTAATAGTGGCGGGTTGCCGGTATTGATGGTGATTCAATCAACCGCAGGGAGAGCAACATGTCAGCAACGATTCTGAACGCTGTAACTAGTGCAGGGGAAAGCCGCGATGTAGACGCATCAGAGAAGCGCGCGCTTGCTGTTTCCGCCGCACTCGAAGTAATCGCCGCCAAAGCTTCTGGGGCAGACGCCACCAGCTTGGCCCGCGAGTTCCAAAATCTTTCTACGTACGCCGACCAGATCCAGGCTGCGTTGAAAGCTAAATGATCCACCCGTGCCGCACTCACCTGCGGCACACCTACCCTTCCCCGCTATCCAGCAGCACATCAATCAGCTTCTGCTCACCCAGGCGCATAGCACCCAGGCACTGCAGGTCGTCACACTTTGGCCCCAGCCCGAACACAGTGACCTCGCCTTTTGGGCCAATCAGGGTTAAGGGCGCCAACAGTACAATCCGGATGCACACCGGCATCGAGGTCATCAGCAATCTTGCGGAGCGTCTTGGCGGCGTCGCGCCAATCCTCACGCTTGAAATCAATAAGCTTGGCGGTCATGCCGTCACCTGCTGTAGCCACTCTTCAATGATCCGGCGCACTACTGGCTCGGTCAGGATGGCGGATGGTTTGTCTCCAGTGATCACTGATCGCACCAGGTCACAGGGCAGCACGTGGACGGCGTCACTTGCCACCACTGTCAGGTGCGGTCGCTGGTCCGCGATGTCGTGAATATCTGCGGTCATTGGCTCACCATGATGTGCGTTTGTCCGTGTGCATGCCCATGCAGCAGTGATACAACCAGCCCCTGAGGCAGGCCCGCAGCCTTGGCTGCGTCAATCGCTTTGGCGATGGCCTTATCAAGCTCAGTAATCGCCTGGTTAATGGCAGGACTCAGTTGCAGTGCGTGATGCAGGCGGGTGATGTTGGTCATGCTCACTCCAATGTCGCGACAAATTTTGCTGACTCGCGAAACGTGTCGCTACACTTGCCGTTCGGTGATGAACACCAGGAACGCGCCTACACTGATATGCACTACGATTGAGCGGACATGGAGCTACACGCATGCCGACTAGCACTGTTGTGTTACTCCTTTTGAGTTATGCCGTGCTGATGGTGGTTTTTTTTAAGCTAAATGCTCGAAACAATCGACGCCGCAAAGAGGTTCTTTACGAAGCCTTTGAAACCACAATGCGACTGCATGAGATCAAGTCTTTCGAGATCCTCAAGGAACGTATTTTTATCGGCAACAACTTCCGACCATCAGAACTGTACCGGATATTGTTAGTCGATTCCGGGCACTACTTTCTTTACCTGCACGCCAGTAATGCACAGCCAACTTTGACGCCGTTGACCGAAGAACTAGCGTTACAAGCTGCACAGGGGGAGATAGAAATTCAGGCATAGACACATCGCAACCCAAGACTTCGTGCGCTCTACCTGGCACTTGCGCTTATCCATGTCGCGCCCTATATCTCGTCAGCCTTTCTTTCAGCCCAGCGCTTACCGAGCTGACGGGCCTGCTCAACACCGAGCACGCCAATGAAGCCAGCCGTTGCGAATGACCAGGCAATGCTGAAGCCGAACTCTTTCACCGTAAGGCCTACCACCATCACGATCAGCGCGCCGAGTGCAGCCTCGATGATCTGCCGCCAAGGCTTGGTCTCTTTGCCGTCGTACTGAATGCGGAGCCATGTCAGGGCGAAGGTCAGCCCCATGGCTAGGCCGTTCTCTCTCAGGGCGGTCAGGACTAACACCCAGAACGACGGGTCCTTTTCTGGCATGTGCGGTATCTCGATATCCTCCCAGTCGGGAGTTGAGGGATTAAAAAGGGTCTGTGTTGGCCTGCGCACAGCCCAAAAAGAAAAAGCCCCAGCAAAAGCTGAGGCGCGAAAAAAAACTCTTTGAGCCTGACGCTCAGAGGCTCTGAGGGCTTTGGGAATCTTGGACAATAAAAAGCCCGGTGCAATAACCGGGCTTTCTTTAAGGCGTTGCACTGAAACAGCTAAACAAGTTATTACAGGAATACTTATATAGCGGCCCAGACAATCCTTCTACAGCGATTGTTTTACAATAAAAAGGAATGGATCAAAACTCATCGTGTGCTTCCCGTCCATTAGCAGCTCCACGCTGTACTGAACTTTATCACCAACAGTTGTATCATTGACGCGACCTTGCCAGTAAGTTCGTCCTTGACTAGGTGTCTTCTGAGGCGAACAGATGTTGTCTTTAATCATGTTGCCAGAAAAATTATTAATATCGACTTGGTTTTCAGCTACAACACCAACGACACTCCAGTTGATGAGCTGCCCGTTAAAGCAAGCTGTGACCAGCTCATCATTACCTTCATAACTAGAGCCAGAGTTCTTGTTGTTATCTATCAAATACACATTACTGCCCAGATCATTTGTTGCCAGTGCATTCTCAACATCAACCACAATCAAAACACTAATATCTTTCATCACAATACTCCTTTTGTGCAAGTTATCCGCCTACTTCCATTTACAACCCTGACGGAAATCTGAGAGTAGCACTGGTTTTTTTAAAGTAAAGCCCTGAACGCTTTCAATTATGAAACATTGAGCGTGCCATATTTTTGGCTAAATCACTCCATTATCGACAAAACTCTACATACACCCGAATGCAACTTATTGATACCGCGTAGATCGTCGATGTTAACAATTCGAGCAACTGCACCAGCCTCTCCGAAACGCCTCGTTCACCCCTATGAAGCGCAGTCAAGGGATGCGCAAGAACTGCGGAGCATTGTACTGCCGGCTTTTCAGTGTCCAGGCCTTCCGTGAGGCCGCCCTGGCTGCGGTGAATTTGCTGCGAATCAAATCGGCTACAGCAACACTCCCAGCTCGGAGCAATGGGTGTGGCTGAGCCGAAAACGAAAAAGCCCGGCACAGTGGCCGGGCTCATTAACTAGAGGTAATCATCAGGGCTTAGGATGCTCGCTCGACACAGAATTGTTGGCATCCACATCGGCCATTTCTTCATCGACAGGTGCTTCGTCGTCCGCAGGCAGCGGAACCTCAGGTTCATTCCGCTTAGGATCATGGCCGGTTTCGTTGTCCGTCGTGCGCGTTACTGCCTGCTGGGACTTGTTCCCAGGTGCGTTCTCGTCTATGTCCATGCTGGCTCTCCGTTCAGAGGCGCGGGGATATCCGTGCTTAAAAATGAGAGGCGGCAGCACATTGTGAGTGCCGGGCACTGGACGAATGGCGGGCAATGAAAACCCGGCTCGATGGCCGGGTTCAGGGTTTCGTGTGCGTTTCGCGTTACTTGTGCACTATGGGGAAAGTACGCACAAAACGCCGTCATGTCAATATTATTATGCCGCCTCTTCATCTTTTTCCGCGTGAATGACCTGCCATATCGGCTGTTGGGCCTGAATATCCACTTCGGCGATCACTGCTTTCAGTGATTCCCACAAGTCCAGCCAATCGCGCGTCCAGTTCTTCGGATCGATCGTCACGCCGAAGAAGGTCTTCATCTCGGCGGCGACCCGGGCCGGCCCCCATTCTGCCGCCCCGACTACCTCCCCCTTGTACGATTGCAGAGCCAAGGTCACCAAGTACTGCGCTTTCACACGCTTGGCCGAAGTAAGATCTGGCAACTCGGCCTTGGCGGTGATCAGCAGTACCGCGTTCATGACGTGGCGCATGATCATAGCAGGGTGATAGAGGTAGTGCCCGAACTGCTGCACCTGAAATGGAAGCGAGTCGATGGCGCGAAGCACCTTCCCGATGGTGGCCAGGTGCGCGGCGCGGGCGGTGGACCGGCCAATCGGCGTGCGTCGCGTCTCGCTGATACTGATCTTTTGCCGGACGATCTGGATGCGTTCCTCCTTGTCCTCACCCAGGGCGGCAAACACCGCCTCATGGCGACGCATGCGGCTGCCCTTCTGTACCGGTGCCGACTCCGCTTTCTCGATCGCCACGGCGCTGATCGATGCATTCGATTCGTGCTGCGACTCAGTCCATACCTGTCTTGCGTTGATCAGCCTCATGCTGCTTCCCTCTTCAGTTCTCTGGTCTTCGCCCGATATTCGGTCTTGATGGTTTTCAGTTCTTCGATGATGTAGCGCTTGGGCTCATGTGGCCCTTCCAGCCAATCCACCTTGTCGGTGCCGATGCGCTTCACTAGCTCAATTCGGTAGTTCACGATGTCGCCGGACTTGTGGTTGTTGCATGGCGCACACTGCTTGTGGACGTTCTGCGGCTCAAACCGAAGTTCGGGGTTCGCTCCCACAGTGCGGTAGTGCCCGGCGTGGTATTGGCCTTCGTGGTGACGGCCGCAGCTCACGCATGGCAAATCCTTGTCGCGCAGGCGGATAAACTCGTTGAACGCCTGCTGAGCCTCACGCATGTGGTCCGCCTTGGACTTGATGCGCTCTTTGGCTACTCGAGTTTCCCGGCGCTCACGCTGATCAATGGACTTCCGATCCTTCTCGCGTTTGGCCTTGGCAACCGCCAGGCCGCACAGCGGGCTGCAGACCACCTGCATTGAGCGAGCCGGAACGAACTCGGCCTTGCATGTGGTGTTGCGGCACTTCTTCTTGCGTAGCTCCTTGAGGGCGATCCTCATGCGTAACTCCCCAATTGATCGGCAGCAGAAAGCGCGTCCGCTTCATTCTCAAAGTGCGCAGACAACACCAACCGCCAGCAGGCGTTGAAGACGTCGCGGTAAAGTGGCTCGAAAGCGGTGTCATCCATGTTTGCCCAACTGATCGACTTGGCCTCTTTGCGGATTCCCTCAGGCGTGTGCACCAGATGGAAATGGCCGGCCTCAATCGTCACCCACTCACGGAAAGCTTCGCGGCTTTTGTCTACTGCCGGGAAACGCTCAGCACGCGCTGACTCAAGGCCCGCGACGTATGCCGCGACTGCATCCGATAGTTGCCCCGGCTTGCCGCTCTGCGCTTCGAAGAACTTGGCCAGGCCCTGAATGCCGCGCATCTCCTGACGCGGAATCAACCCACCGACCGGCTCCCAGTACTCCCACGCCAGATCGAGCATCGAGAAGAACTTGCCGTGAAACTTGCCATTGCGCATGCGGGTGAATTTGCCATGAATGATCTGGCCAGCCTTCCACTTCTGGACAGTTTCACGGTCAGCTTCGGTGGCCGGTACCAAGCCTTGGGCAGTGCGGATCAATGCGAGCTCAGCCATGGGATGCCTCCTTGCGTTGCGCGGTAGCGAT